AAAGGCTATTTTAACAGGCACAAATTAGCTACAAATAAAAGTGATGCAATCAAGATTTACAATGAACTAAATAAATAAATTATTTATTTGTCAAAAAAAAGTTTAAACTTTGCTAAACTTATAAAGCCAAATTATGGACATAGCAGCTATTTATCGTGTTGTTACGCACAGACGTAATATAGAAAAAGCTACTCAATTGTTGAAGATTACACCAGCAGAGTTTCTTAAAGTAAAGCATAAAGCACACGAGTACCTATCCGAAATCAAAGACGAGATAGATGAATACGCTATAAGCCATTTAGAAGCACGATTTAATGGCACAGAAAGCAAAGGAAAGATATCAAAAATAGAGTTTAATGACAAGCCTATTATCAATCACGAATACGATTTAGACAAAGGTAAACTCACAGCATTTGTTGAAGGAAAGCCAACCACAACGCCATTAACTCCCGATGAAATATTAGCATTGATTGATGTTGATACCACTAAATATCGCCTTTCAAATGTCTATAACAAGCAAAAAGGCAGCGGATGGTATCTAACTTGCCAATGGACTGCGATAAAAAAGGAAGAAACAGACCTAATTGGCTTTTACGAATGGTTGGAAGACTATAAGGTGCCAAAGATTGCCCCTATAAAAGTATCACAAATAGTAAATGTTAATTCGGAGGAAGATGTATGTGCTATCTTAGCTTTACAGGATATGCACTTCGGAAAACAGGGTAACGATGATATAGCGCAATATGTAAAGGAATGTTGCCTATATCTCGCTACTAAAGCCTACAATAACTACAATGTAGATGAATTAGTGTTTGTTATTGGTGGAGATATGCTAAATATGGACACTTTTGGTGGAACAACTACAAAAGGGACTCCCGTTGAGAATAGCGGAACAGCAATGGAAGCATATATTGATGCCTACAATTGTATGGTAGATTGTATTTCTACGCTCTACCAATTCTGCACCAAACTAAAAGTTGTGTTTATAGCGGGTAATCATTGCCGATTATCTTCTTTTCACTTGGTTCACGCACTAAGCCAATCTTTTTCAAATTGGGATGGCTTAGAATTTAGCGATGAATATGGAGAAAGAAAGGCTTTCCTTTATGGGCAAAACCTAATCTGCTTTGAGCACGGAGATATTAAGACTAACAACAACCCTTTATTGTATGCCACCGAATATCCCGAAATGTGGGGTAAGAGTAAGTACAGAACACTTTATACTGGGCATTACCACTCCAAGCAAATTAAAGAGGTAATTACAGAGAATGAGAAGCACGGATTTTCAAGCAAGCAATTGCCATCATTGTCTTCATCAGACTACTATCATTACCACAACAAGTTTATTGGTTCAAAGCGTTCAGCACTAATTGAAATACACGAAAAAGAAAAAGGATTTATTGGTAGTTTTAATTACACAATAAAATAGTTAAGAAAATGCTTGTTTAATTAAAATTAAGCATTATCTTTGTTGCACAAATGATTGGAAGTAGAACACCAATCAAGAAAAATATTATAATCCCGAAAGGGGTTGTCGGTCTAAATGTACAGAAGTGTATGTTTATGTTCTACCCGATAGCCGCTTTCGGGCTTTTTTATCTTATGAAAAAAGACGCATTTTACTTTCCGCATTTTAGCAATGCAAGGCACGACAGAAAATTAAAGCGTGTACAAAAGGACTTAGGAATTGAAGGATATGGAATATATTTTATGCTTTTAGAGGTTCTTAGAGAGCAAATGAATTTTAAATACCCATTAAGCGATGTTGATTTATTGGCAGACGAATTTAATTGCTCCGAAGTTAAAATAAAGACGATTATTTCAAAGTATGACCTGTTTAATGTTGATGAATCAAGCAATTTTTTCTCAATAAAGCAGGTTCAATACCTTCAACCATACATAGATGCATCCGCACGAGCGTCAGACGCAGCAAGGATTAGGTGGGGAAAAGCAAAAGAACAATTAGGAGTAAGTGATGCAAATGCATATGCAAATGCATTGCCGATGCATTGCGATAGTAATGCTGACGCTATGCAAGGAGAGGAGAGTAAAGGAGAGGAAAGTAAACCAAACAAAAATAAAGAACAGACAATACTGAACTTTGAGGATTTTTGGAATAGGTATGGTAAAAAGAATGATAAAGAAAACTCAAAAAAGAAGTTTTACAAATTATCATTGTCCGAACAAGAAAAGATATTGTCCGTAGTTGATTTGTATGTCAGTAAAACTCCCGAAGTAAAATACCGAAAGAACCCTATGACTTGGTTAAACGGGAAGTGTTGGGAAGATGACTATTCAGACATAGTGAAGCAAACACAAGAATCGAAACCAGAACCTAAACTTTTTTACACAAACGAAGATTATGAAGCAGCACTCGCAAAATGGAACGCCAAGAACGCCACAAGCAATTTGCACGATATATAAGGACATTTACTCTAAAGACAAGCCTCACTACATAACTATTGAAACAGCACTTCAAAGAATACGGGAAGGGCATAGTAGGGTAAAGATTGACGAGCTAAGGAACACGCTTGATAAAGAACGCCAAGACGCACTAAAGCATTGGCTACCTTCTGTATGTTTTAGCGGTACGTTTGAAACACGAACAGATAGTGGGCTAAAATTCCATAGCGGGTATTTAGTGCTTGACTTTGACGATGTGTATGAGATTAGCGAAATGATGGGCAAGCTATCACAGCACGACTTTATTTACGCAGCGTGGGTAAGCCCAAGAGCAAATGGAGTAAAAGCCCTTGTTAGGATTGCAGACACAGACAAGCATAAAGAACACTTTGATGCACTTAAAGACATATTTCCCGATGTAGATAAGAGTGGAAGAAATGTAAGCAGGGTATGTTACGAAAGCTATGACCCAAACATTTACATAAACAATAACGCAGTAGCTTTTTCAAAAATAAAAATTACGGAAAAGATTGAAGCCAAAGAAGTCCTATACAACGATGGCGAAGTTTTTAGAAATCTACTTAAATGGCTATCAAATAAAAACGATGCTTTTGTAAAAGGGGAGAGAAATGTGTTTATTTTCAAACTTGCAAGTGCTTGTTGTAGGTTTGGAGTGTCAATAACGGCATCAGAGAGCCTTATTTTAGCCGAATATCCACCGAGTAATGACTTTACCTTATCCGAGTGTAAAAAAGCTATACAATCAGCCTATAAATCAAGTGCGTTTGGTTCAAGTGTTTTTGAAAAAGACATACTTGTAGATAAAACAACACGCAAAGAGGTAAAGTTTGATGAAGCTATCTACGATGAGAATGTTAGACCTCGTGATGTAATATACGCAGAAGAAGTAAAGTCCGCAGCATTAAACATCTACAACAATGGGTACGAAAAAGTAGATGGGATTGGCGTAAAAGAATTTGATGACCTATTTAAAATGAAAAAAGGTGATGTAACGCTTATTAGCGGCATCTCAAATATGGGCAAGAGCCAAATACTAAAATGGTTTATGCTTATGCGCATAATTAAGTTTGCAGACAAGTTTGCTGTGTTTGCCCCCGAAGATTTCCCGACAGAAGAATATTATCACGATTTTGTAGAAATGTATTTAGGTTGTGATTGCACGCCAAGAAATAATAGCAGACCAAGCGAAAACGATTATAGTACGGTTTACGATTTGATAGGCAGACACATATTCTTTATCTATCCAAAAGACCTAAGCCCAACACCCGACTATGTAAAAGAAAGGTTTTTGGAAATGATAGTAAAAGAAAAGGTTACAGCATTAATCATTGACCCTTTTAATCAGCTTACCCACGATTACGGCAGACAAAGAAGCGATTTGTACTTAGAAACAATCTTGGGGGATTTTAATAGGTTTGCAAAAGGCAATAGCGTTCCAATGCTAATTGTAGCACACCCTAAAACTCCCGACAAGAATAGTGATGGTAACTACAAGGTTCCCGAAGCAACAGACATAAGCGGTGGTATGATGTGGATGAACAAATGCGATAATGTTGTGATTTACCACAGACCAAGAAGCATAACTGCGCCAGAGGATGTTACTTGTACAATTTACACAAAGAAGATTAAAAGGCAAAAGTCAGTAGGTAGAGTAGGGTGGATGGACTGCGAGTACGACAGAATGAAAAGAAGGTTTATGTTTGACGGAATAGACCCAATGGATGCACTACTAAATAATCATCGTGCAGGATTTACACCTTTATCAACAAAAATACCACAAGAATTTTGGGACAACTAAATTATAAACTATGAAAGAACTAAACACGATAAGAAAGATATTTGACGTAATGGAAGATGGAGAAAAACTATCTGCAAAAGAAATCAAGCAAAGAGTAGCAGACAAATTTAATGATGGGGAGCCTTGCGCTAAAACATCTGCAAGAATAAAAATGCAGTTAGTATTATTGCCCCGAAATGGCTTTATGAATAGAGAGTTGCACAAAAAGAATTATGTTTTTAGCAAAAACGAAAACACTAAATTTTATTCGGAATCACACAAAAGGTCAGAAGAAACCATTACAAAACAAGTTGCTTGCTTTTGCGGAGATTATTTAATTTGCTCTAAAAACGTAGTTAATACAAGCGATTTAATAAGGTACAAGAAGATGTGCGAGGAGAATTTTGAGAATGTTCGATTTGAAGAATACAAAAATGTAAATGAAATAGAAGTAAAGTATGTGCCTAAAATAGCCGAATACCCAAGAAAATCAAAGGCAGCACAAAACAAAATAGCCACTACAAACGAAGCAATAGCAATTGAATGGTACGCTAATCAAAAAGTTTACAGGGTTGAAAGTATGGCTAAAGAACTAAACTTGCCATTACCAAGAACAAGAGAGGACATCATTAACTTTTACAAAAAAGCAATTAAATTATGATAAACGAAATAATAGAGCTATACGATGACGAAGAATTTTTAGCAGCAGATGGTTTTGATGAAGCTATTATTGGTCTTGATGAAGCTACAATGCGGTTAATATATTCAGTAAAGAAGTGTATAGCCATTCTTGCTTGTGATATGTCAAAAGAAGATGCTTTGGAATACCTAAACTATAATGTAATTAGTGCTTATGTTGGAGAAAAAACTCCGATATGGTGTCAAGATGATTTTGCTTAATTTGTATCGTAAACTAATTTAATTATTAATATTATGACTTTCACATTATGGTTAAGAAGTAACTTTGTAGAAATTAATGGGTACTATTATGGATGCCCAGTTTTATACGAAGGAAGATTACTCACTAAAGAAGATTTAAAAAAAATTTACAATGAAAAAATTTATATCGTTTAGTGGTGGTGTTGAAAGTACCGCAATGTGTATTTTATATGGTAAAGGAAACGCTGCTATTTGGTGTGATACTGGTGCTGAACATAAAGAAATGTACCAAAGAATTGACGATTGTGAAAGGGCATTAAAGATAATTCACAATGGAGATTTTGAGTTAATCAGATTAAAGGCAAATGTAAAAGTAAAAGGAAACTTTGTTGATAGTTTGATTGATGCAATATTAGGTTGGAAATTTATGCCATCACAAGGCAGAAGGTGGTGTACTGGCAAGTTTAAAATAGAACCTATTGATAATTTTTTGAAGGCGCAGGGAGATTGTGAATTAATGATTGGTCTTAATGCAGATGAAGAGCAAAGAACTGGCAATTGGGGAATACAAGCTAATGTAAAGTATCTTTATCCACTTCAAGAAGATGATATTACAAGGGATGAGTGTAAGGATATTTTAAACGAATATAATCTACTTCCTAATTTCCCTATGTATATGAATAGGGGGGGTGTTTTATGTGTATTTATAAATCGGTATCAGAATATAAGGCAATGTATCTTTTTGATAGGGAAACATTTGATAGGGTACAGAATTTAGAAGAAACAATACAAGATAAACGTAAAGGGTTTTTTACAATATCGGTCAATCAAACACCAATGAAAGCCATAAAGCAAATGGTGGAAAATGAGATTAATGGATGGGGAATTGATGAAGTAAAAAATTTTTACAAACACATTGAACAAAAACAAGCGTGTGGTGCTTTTTGCCACAGATAAAAAATAAAATATGGCAAAGAGAACAAAATCGTTAATGCCCACAGAGAAAGAAATACATATGAAACAAACAATATTTGGGAATACCCCAAGCAAAAGCAATTGCTACAAGATTATAACTCTTGGTAAGCACGCATCTTTAGCAAAAACACCTACATTAAAAAAATACGAAAATGATTTTTTTATTCAATGCAATTATTACAGAAACAAAAACATACAAGGGTATTTTGAGATATACATTGACGTTTTTTACCCTTCTCAAAGGTCAGACCTTGATAATTCTTTAAAAGTTGTTTTGGATTGCTTGCAAAAGGTAAAAGCTATTGAAAATGACAATAAATGCGTAAAAATTTTAGCGCAAAAATTTTTAGATAAAGAAAACCCAAGAATAGAATTTGAATTAAAAGAAATTTAGTTTTTGTTTTAATTACAAAAATAACCTATTTTTGTAAAGCTATTTATGCTGGACTTAGCAACATTAAAAACTTATTTAACCTCTTTGGGAGTACTTGCCAGCACAAGGAAACCAAAGGGGATTTTAATTTTTATGGTACAAAATTTAGAAAACGAAATTTGGGAGTTTATTAAAGATGAAAGGTTTAAAGACTTTTACAAAGTTTCAACTTTAGGTAGAGTAAAGTCAATAAGAAATGGAAAAGAAAGGCTAATGTCTCAAACACTTGGGAATTGGGGGTATGTATCTGTTAAGTTTACAAATAAAGAACATAAAAAAAATCTATATGTACACAAAGTTTTAGCCCAAACGTTTCTTTTAAACCCTAAAAACAAACCGCAAGTAAACCACATTAATGGTATAAAAACAGACAATAGAATAGGAAATTTAGAGTGGGTTACTTTTTCCGAAAACTCATTGCATTCAGTTAGAACAGGGTTGTCTAAAACACAAATTGGCGAAAATGGTCCAAGGGCAGTGCTAAAAAATGAAGATGTAATAAAAATAAGGGAAATGAGGGCAAATGGAATAAGTCAAAATGCCATATCAAAAAAGTATAAAATTACAGCATCCAATGTACATATGATAGTAAGCGGGAAAAGCTGGAAAAACCTTCCTCTTTCTGAAAACAAAAGAACGAAAGTGGATATGAAAGGCGAATTGTCTTATACAAACAAGATAACAAGTAAAGAAGCCTATGATATTGCACATAATTACAAGGGCGTTAGTAACGTTAAAGTTGCAGCTATTTATGGCATTACTTGTTCAACTGTTTCTTTCATTAAGAATGGGAAATCTTGGTCTAGTGTAACTGGAATTAAAAAAAGTACATAGATAGCAGAATTTGGAATAGGATATAATGACACAATTGAAAAAATTGAGAAATACTTAAATACATAGATATGTCCTTTGGTAAATGTTCAAAATGCCCATCAAGTGCAAGAAGCGGGCTGTTAATTGGCGGGCTATGCTCCTATCATTTTAAAGGTGGTGGAGAGGTCGAAAGAAACGATGCCCCACAAGTAGAAAAGCTAAAAGTGTTAGCTGCAAAAAATAAAACACTAAAGTCTTGGTTTGACGAGCAAATTAAACAATGCCCCGACAAATGTGAGAATTGCGGACAAAAGATAATTATACCGCCAGACATTACAAAACGTGCTGCCATCGCTCACGTTTTACCAAAAAAGTTATTCAAGTCAGTATCTACAAACGAACTTAATAGGGTTTTCCTTTGCTTAATTTGTCATTCTAATTTTGACTCCAAAGGAAATGATTTTGCTGCTAAAATGCCCGTAGCCAAGATTGCAAAACAAAGATTTGAAACCTTTAAAGATTTGATTGCAGAAGAAGAAAAAAAGCACATACCGCCTTATTTACTTAAAAAATAAATTTAAAAATTATGATAAGCCCCTATGTATTTGTTGGATTAACAAACTATATCATTAACCCAAACGATAATCAAAAAGAAGTCTTAATTAAAGAGTGTATTGCCAAGCACTTTAACATAAAAGTTGAAGATTTATACAACAGAAGCAGGAAGACAGAAGTTTTAATACCCCGACAATTAGCAATGTACTTTATAAGAGAAAAAACAAAAATAGGTCTTAAAGAAATAGCCTATTCTTTTGTTGGGTTTGACCATACAACGGTAATGAACTCGGTAAAACAAGTACAAAACGCAATTGACACACAAGACGAAAGAATGTATTCACACTATTTAGCCATTAAAAGTAAACTAAACAACGTATTACTCGTAAGTTATGAGCAGAGCAAAGCAAGTTTTAGCTGTAATTAAAATGCAATTTAAGAAAGTAGCCAAGTTTTTATCTTGGTTTTATGCCTACCAAACATTTGAACCTAACAAATTAAAAACAAAAACTATGACAAAGAACTATTTAACCGAACAGACAACAACAAAAAGAGGTTTTCTTTTTTCAGAGGAGCCATACTCAAAAGATGTTGAAATCATTGGGAAGGATGACTTTTTAGATGACTTGTATAACAACACTTTTTTTGATAGAAGAATAATAGATGAACTGGAAGATTACATTATCCAAAACAAACTGACCATTGTCAAAATAAAATAGCCCCTACATTGTAAGGGCTTTTTTTATAAATTAATGTACACGCTACCTTTTATGAAGTCTTTATTATTGACTTTTTGCAGTAGCTGTTTTGTGGTATATCCAAAAGACTTTTCAAAGTGAGGGCTATCTTTTATTGACCTGAAGTCTCCGCCCCAAGCATAGCCATACTTTTTAAATATAGCTACCACTTCCATCCAATCGGAAACCCTATCCCCATCAAAATCTGTTTTGTCATCCCAAGAAGCAGTTTTGCCATCAAGAATTAAAACAATATCCACCGCCAATCCGTAATTATGGAATGATGAACCACCTTTAGCATTGGTAACTATCTTTTTAGTTTTATCAGTTCTACCTTGCGCATATAAAGAATTTTGTTCTGCAATAGTTCTAAGACCCTGACTAATTCTCACAGATGCTCTACCAGTGAGCGCAGTATTGGCTTCTCTTAAAATAGTAGATATTTCTTCTCTAATTTTAGGGTGCAGCAAAGCAATCCTATCTTGCGAAGGCTTATCTATTAATACTTCATCTTTTTGGCTCATAGTTTATTGAGAATTTTTGGCATTACAACTTTGATACCTATAATGCAACCAATAATAATGATTATCCAAATCAGTATCCATTTGTAAACTTGCTTTGCAGATTTCTCCTTCGCTAAACTAAGATTTGTTTTGTTCAGTTCATTAGCAATATCCAACTCACGCAGATTGCAAGCATCTAATTGGCTTTGAAGAATACCTGACTTTCTGCTATCCTCAACCTTTACCTCTCTTGTAGTTACTTTATTGACAACTTTATTCACAAACTTTGTAATGAAAGCTGTATCGTTTACAACCAAAGTGTCATAATGAGTAAAGGTATCTACAACCGTTTCCACTTTCACAAACACGCTATCACTTTCTTTAAAGGGAAAGTACACTAAAGATTGTCGCATTGCTTCGCTTTGGCACCAATTTACGGATTTAGCAAAGTGTTTGGCACTTTTCTTTTGCTCACGCTTAGAGCAGCCGTATTGGGACTTAGAACAGCTTAATGTAATAAGGCTAAGACTAAGCGCAGCTAAAACTAAAAACCAATTAATAATAGATTTCATCCTTTGGAAGTTTAGATTTCTTTTTACGGATAGGTTTAATCTTTGTTTTGCTATGACCACGCAAAATGATGTTTAAAAATCCTGTAATTAGCCCAATAATAGTATAATACTTTACGGGTTCATTAACGCCAATAGCAGTCAATACATTAACGTCAATTAATGACATCATTTCGGGCATTGCTCCTAATGTTAAGGCAACAACGTTTAACCAAATTGTCTTGCTTTGCATCCAACTTTTTTCCATTACTTTAGTTTTTTAGCAGCCTTTTTCTCCTTAATGTTTTTTGAAAGGATATAGGCTTGGTTAATAATATATAACGTTCCACCAAATATAGTTATTGATGCCGCTACGTTACTCATTGTGATTTTTGAATACCATCCCGTTGCCGCTATAAGCAACAACATTGCGCCATCAAACTTAGCGTTTCCAGTAGCTTGTGTGGTAGGGTTGTCCATTATTTAAGTTTATTTGATTGCCAAACCAAGTTTGTCAGCTACATAAGAGAATGGGTAAACATTGTTACCATTCCAATCAGTATAATCTTCTCCAACACAAGTAACATCGCCCATTTGTAGGGGAACGGTTCCTGCACCAAATAAAACCCAATGGAAAGTAGCGTTACTTTTCAAGTCATCAGAAGTGATAGATACGTTTAGGTATCTTGCCATAGCTGTATCATTCCAATTTACCTTGAAAGGCTTTACTAATATCGCAACGGGGTAAGGCTTTGCTACGTTAGTGTCAATAGTTTGTGCTTTAGAAGCTGTAAATGCGCCAATCATTAGGGCGGATAAGAATAGTTTTTTCATTGATTATTTATTTGAAGTTAAAAAATTACATTGGTGAATGGTTTACTCTTTGCCAAGATGTTCCATTATAAAAGCAAGGGTGGTCAATAGTTATGTTGTACACCATTAATCCCGCAGCAGGAGAAGCGATAGCGTTAATTTGAGTAGTTGTCATTCTTGGTAACAAAAGACCTTGCGTAGTTGAAGTTAAATCTAAAAGCGCAGAAGCGTTAGGGGCATTTGTTCCAATACCAAGCCTTCCCGCAGCAGTTGTTCCTGTTGCACTACAATCAACACCCCAAAGCACGTTTCCTATGTTAAGTTGATTTGCACCATTGTTTGTTGCCACCATACCTTGATGAGAAACTATCAAATTCTTATTACCCGAAGTATGACCCGCAGACGAACCCGCTTGTGCGCCTATATAAATATTGTTAAATCCGCTAACTACTTCACTACCCGCATTGAAACCAAAATATGTGTTTTGTGATGGGTTGGTTAATTTTCCGCCTGCGCCTGCACCAAAAAGAGCGTTATTTCCACCACCAGACAAAGCAGCACCAGCACCGTTTCCAAACGCTGTATTGTTTGCTGAAATTCTTCCCGAACTAATATTGTTTCTTCTAAACATTAAATCAATATCGTCAGTAGTTCCAATAAAGTTTGTAGCTGCACTTGTACCCGCATTGCCCGTTAATGACCATCCACTAAAATATGGACTCCAAGCCGTTCCGTTATAAAAAGTAGGCAAATTTAATGTGCTATTATAAACAGCAAGACCCGCACGAGGAGAAGCAATTGCGTTTTGCTGTGTGGTTGTCATAGATGGTAATCCTAAACCTTTTGTTGTGCTTACAATATCAAATATAGCCGATGCGTTTGGAGTGTTTGCCCCAACAGATAGACTACCCGCAGCAGTTGTTCCAGTTCCGCTACAATCCGCACCCCAAAGCACGTTTCCAATATTCATTTGGTTTGAACCAGTTGAAAGTGGTAAACTTCCCGAATAAGCAACCGTTAAGTTTTTTAAACCGCTTGAACTTGCATTTGCACTAAATCCAATTGCGATATTATTAGCACCAGTTGATGTACTTGTAACTGTATTAGCACCTAACGCAGTATTGTTTTCACCAGTTCCTAAGTTATAATTTGAATTATGACCAATACTTGTATTATTACTGCCAGTAGTTGAAAAATGAGCTGCCCCTTGTCCAACACCAACATTATTTGAGCCAGTTGTGCGATTTAATGCAGTAACACCCATAGCTACGTTGTTTGTGCCAACGGAGTTATATTGTAGGGCTTCATAACCAAATGCTGAATTATTATTACCAGTTAAGTTAAAATACATAGCTTGATAGCCATACGCACTATTATTAGCACCAGTTGTATTAGTAAGCATTGGTCTATAACCTACTGCTGTATTATTATTTCCATTATTTTGTTGTAAAACACCACCCGAACCTACTGCGATATTGTTCCCACCAGTAGTTAAAGTTTGTAGGGCAATTCCACCAATAGCTACGTTATTTGCTCCCGTACTACAAGCAGCCAAAGCACTTCTACCAAATGCGCTATTGCTATTGCCTGATGTTAAAGCAGCCAAAGCACTATGACCAAAAGCTACACTATTTTGAGAAGTAGTAGTAGTTGGCATTGAACTAACACCAAATGAAGTGTTTGCCAACACCCCATTTAACCAACCAGATGTTACATTAGCCCTTTTAAAAACCACATCCACTCCATCAGTTGTGCCAATAAAATCATTTGCAGCATCAGTTCCAGCATTACCTCTTTTATTCCAAGCACCAGTCCAAACAGAACCATTGTAGAATTGAGGAGTTAATAATGTAGAGTTGTAAATTTCAAGACCCGTTCTTGGAGTGGCAATAGCATTTTGTTGGGTAGTAGTCATTGAAGGCAATCCTAAGCCTTGTGTGGTAGATGTTAAGTCTAAAATTGCAGAAGCATTTGGGTTTATAATTCCAACCCCAATTTGATTTGCAAAATAGTTTCTACCAGCATTTGAATAAACCCCAAAATTATTTGTTGCCCCAGTAGCACTTACAAATAAACCATATAATGTTACATTCCCAGTTGATGTGTTAGTTAGTTGTGAACGCAATCCATATAGTGTTGCAGCACCATTTCCAGTTACACTTCCAGTAGTAAATACCCCATTTGCAGTAGTGTTTGTTCCAGCAGCCAAATTGGTATTAGCAGACAAGGTAATTGGTATTGATGAACCGCCACCATAAGGGTCGTAGCTTGAAATTACATTTAGCCCATTTTGTGTGTTATTAACAGCCCCACCACCAACTAATCTGCCATCTATATTAACAATTCCCCCAGCACCACTAACGTGTTGAGATGCACTATTTGTTCTAAAATTAAATTGACCATTTGTTCCAGTTGCTTCAAAAACAGTTTGATGATTTGCGTCTGTTTGCGTATTAAATATTTGAGTAGAAAATCTACTTGAAGTTCCACCATTAAATGAGCTATTACCTAAAGTCCTTAAACCACCATTAACATCTAATTTAAAAGAAGCACTTGGTGTTGCTGTGTTAATTCCAACACTTGTTCCATTGTCAAATATTTGGCTGTTACCAATAGCGGTTGTTGAAGTTGCTTTAGGAACATAGTTTGTAGTCAAAGTTCCATTATCTACTTTTCCATTTATTCTTGTACTCAAAGAAGCAGTATCAACCTTTTTTAAATAACCGCCCAACATAGCTAAAGTGTCGCTGTACTTTACACGAGCATCAATTCTTGTGCTTAAAGATGCTGTGTCTGAGCTGTTTAATTTTGTATCTATTGATGTTCTTAAATTAGATTTTGCAGTATCTACCCTGTAATTAGTTGCAAATATTGTGCTATCTGTTGGTATAGTGGTCGATGCAAATGTTACGTTGGGATATGTACCGCTAATAGTCATATTTGAACCTGCAATTGGTCTAATACGCATATTTGCAGTATCAACAATGTTTAGTTTTAAATCAACTTGCGCATCGGTAGCGTAGGGGGCAAGCATAGCAGAAGTGTCGGAATATTTTACTCTCGCATCAATACGATTACTTAATGTTAGAGTATCTACTTTCCGCAAATAACCACCTAACATAGAGTTTGTATCAGCTATATTTAGCTTTAAATTTATTCTATTGCTTAAAGATGCGGTATCTGCTTTTCTTAAATACCCGCCAAGCATAGAAGAAGTGTCAGATATGTTTAGCTTTGCGCTTAACAAACTATTGACATTTGCCTTAGTGCTAATTGCGGTTGTATCTACTCTTATTGAGCCCGTAGAAACAATAGGGTTTGGGCTTAAAGCCATACCATAGCCTTGCGTAATTGATGTTACACTTGCTCCACTACCAACACCTCTCCAGTATCCACCATAATAGTAATAAGGCTTGCCATCAAGACCTATTTGTAAGGCGCCATTAAAACTCCAAGCAGGGTTCCACCAAGAAGGCTTTACCGTATCTCTTGTTCCTATACGAAATATACTATCAGCAATGTAGCTGCCTTTATTTGCAATAGAAGATGTAGGGTTAGAGTTTTGAACTACTATACCTTGTCCTAAAGATTGCGTTGCTATGGCTATTAAAAAGCCTACTAATAAAGTTTTATTCATATACTATTGTTATTTTTTCGCCTCCACTAAAATATGTTCCGTCTATAAAATTCAAGGTGTCGCCATTTAAGACAAACCCCGTATTTTTCATCACATCGACTATAATTACAAACCCTATTGTTTTACCTACCAATTCGGGGCTTTGAACAAATGTTCCCGCATTAGCGTATAAAACAAGGAATGGTTTTGTATAGTAGTTAATGTTTGAAGTGGTTGGGTAAGAAGTTGTAGCCCCAAAATTGTTGTACAAACCACCCGCACGCTCATATCCTCTATCTACAATTCTTCTTACAGCAGATGTGTTAAGCGTGTTGTATCTTGCCCTTAATAATCTGTGTTGATTATCGTACTCGGCTTTGTACATTCTTGCTTCTGCTAAATTATTTCTTTTGTTTGCTGCATACTTCCAATCTATGTATGCTTCAACTGCCGCTTGTGCTTTTACAGGCACATTAGTCATTGTGTCCGCTTTTCCTATACCTACATAAACAAGATATAAAGAAGATGAAGGGAAATTGTCGGGACACATAATTATTCTTTTCTCGACATTAAATTGAACTTCATCGGGTCTTGGAACATTTCCAAACCTTCCTTGCGTAAACTCGCCTACTTGGTTAGTATTGTAGGTGCCATTATCCCAAAAAGGAAAAATGTTACCAAAGCCAAAGTAGTTTTTATTAATGTTTTCGGGTTGTGTGCTTATCGTTGCTTCTGTGCTAAAGTCATCTTTAAAAAAGTCGTCTTCAAAAAAGTCGGCATTGCCATACTTGCACTCTCTATTTAGCCAACTTTTCCAATCTCCAATCTTTTTAAAATTGTCGTCAAACTGACCATTAAATTGAGCGCCACTATCGCAACTATTAGGATAAGGCATTAATCTTGTACTTGCACTTATTGGAACCCATCTATTGCCAACTCTTATTGCTACACTTACCCAATCAGTAAAGCCATCGGGCAAATTAAACCAAGTTTGACCTTCGGGCTTAGTTAGTTCAACGTGATTTACCATAGGTAAAGACGTTAAAGTTAATTCTTGTAATGCTTCGCACGCAATAGGCAATACCTTCCACCAAGAATGATAAGTCTTACCCTTCTTTAATAACCAACTATTAGTTATTTCGTCTATTGATATAAGTGCTGCGTTATACATTAATTACTATTTTGATGGTGATGGCTCGTCTGTTTCTTCTCTATTTGTGTCTGGCTCTTGCATAAACCTTGCCACAACCGCCGTTATTATTCTATCTCTTAATTCGGGAGGTACGGGTAGCGGGTCATTATCCCCTGCACTATCTAAAGGCGAAATAACTAATTTAACGTCTATTTCGTCAAACCCTAAACCTCTCACATCATCAAATATTGTTATCTTATTGCTATCCCAAGTAAAAAATCTTCTGTGGAAAGAATTTACCATTCGGTTGTCCATCCAAAGATTAACCAAACCCGAAGGAATATATCTATATGCTAAATGCGGTCTGCCCGTTGGGTACACACCAAACACGCCCATTTGTTCGGGCATCATCATTGGCGTTGCGGGCATTTGAGCAGTTGCGGTAATTATATTGCCATAAGGAGCTCCTTTTACAATAGGTATGTTTTCGTAAGTAGCAATTGCGCTACCTTCAATTACGCTACCATTGTCAAAATTAAAAGCTACATTAAAAACTTCTGCTTTAAGAAGATAATTGCATACGTCTGCAATGGCAAGTTTAATTTCGGGAACAAGCACTCTATCCCTATCAGAAGGGAAACCGCCATTTACAATTCTTTGTATTTGTTCCGCAAGTAAAGCCTTAGTTATTACCATTGTTTGCGTTTAAATTAAACATTTCTTGTAGTCCAACAACCTCGTTATTAGATAAATTCACTCCTATGTATGGTAAACTAAGCAAAATTATTTCTTGCCAATATTGTCTATCAAACTCTAATTGAACGCTCGTAAGAGGATTATAAACTATACCATTGGTTGTAGTTGTATAGCCTAAAACGGGCGTTGTTGGGCTTGCAATGTAATGCCACTCTATATCGTGTACTTGCTTTGGATATATTACTACGCCATTACTTTCTTGTATAAAGCGTGGGTTTTCAGCAATAGGATAAAGCACGCTATTTAAAGCATACTCTAATTCGTTATGCACAATTTGAGTAACAGAGTTTGAGCCTATAAATATGCCTTGTGTTTCTGCATAATTAAGAGGCTTCGCAGCTAAACCCGCAGGATTTGATGTTACATTAACAACCCTATTAAAAGGAGATAACGCAACCGATGACAATTCGTTACCTTTTTGACGTAAACCTATATTGTAATTCCAATACAGCAATTGTCCATTAGCTAAAGCCGAAGAAAACTCCTCTGGCGACAAATAACCATTTCGGTACTTGTCAGTAATGAAGTTTACAAAATTCCATATATCGAATATATTGTTCAAGTCGTATGCGTTTCTAACCGAATATACGATATTAAAAAGGGCTAAACTATATCGTATATTCGAGTAGAAAAGAAATACAATATGAGCAATCCTTCATCACCAAAGGTAACACAACAGCAGATAGATGCTGCTATGCAAAACGAACAATCACTTGTAAAATGGTTAGGTACAGGTGGATTGGAAGCGGTATTAACCGCAATAAACCAAAACATTGTTTCAAGAGGAATAATGGCATTTGCGGACACTACTTCAATGGCATTAGCGGGCGGAGCAGACTCTCAATATGCTGTTTGCGTAAACGGTGTGCTTGGTCTTAATTTTTATAAATACTACCCAAATATTGACGCATCTGTTTTTGGTGCCATAACTTCTAATGAAGGCGGTCAATGGCGACCAATATTTGCTTCTCAAAACACACTAAGTGGTGTATGGAAAGAAGGTGCAGCAAACGATGACATTATCCCCGCAGTTGGATACGAAAATAGCGCAGTTGCTATTGGTAAAACAGCAGCATCGGTAGGTCTATGGTTGGATTGCGCATCTTTAGATAGCTTAGGTGTAGGAAGAGGGGTTAGACTACCCGTATTGACAACAACACAGATAAACGCAAAAACACTTGTAGCAAACGAAATTTTCTACAACTCAACTGATAAAATGCTATTGCGGTATGATGCGGGTGGAGAAACAAAAAGCGTTGGTGTTTTATCTGGCTCTGTAAGCACTTTATTGGCGACATCGGCAACGGGCTTTACGGTAACCTTTGGTGCAACACAACACGTTAATTCTTATAAGGTTTTTATTACAGCAACAAATAATGAAACTGCTGCCTTGTTTTTAAACAATGGATTTTTTGTTACAGCTAAAACAGACACTACCTTTAGAATAGCGTTGCTAACGCCAAACCCATCAGATATAACACTTAATTTTGACTATCAAATTTCTCACTAATGCCAATCACAACAATTACAATATCGGAATTAAATGCTGCAATAGCAGCCGTTAAAAGCACCCCTTCAACAAAGGTTGAGTGGAATGATACTGCTGCAAGTCTAAAACAAATAATTTTAGATGTTCGCACAATGCTTTTGGAGCGTGGCATTTATTATGTTTCAAATATATCAGAAATGCAAGCGTTGTCAGCACTTGACACGTTATTTGTTCACGTTAATGGAGTGGGAGCATCAAACGGTATCTATTCTTATCGAAGTCAAGGTGGAGCCCCAAACTATATAACATCATTCCCCGCAACTGGTGGTGGACTTTGGGTATTAGTTACGGTAAACACTCCTTAAAATTTAAGTTATGGGAAAGAAAAATACAGAAATTCGCACTTTTTTAGGTGGCGTTAATAGCGATGATACGCCTTCATTTATAGGTAAAGATGAAGTCTTAAACGCTATAAACACGACTATATCTAATGATTATGGAAGCGATGGCAATTATAGCCCACAAGACAATCTTTCCTTGCGCTCTTTAAATGGCAAACAAGCAACTGCGGTAAACACTTTACTTTTTGGATTTACTTTTACTTTATTAGGTAAAGTTGCAGATACAAGAACAAACACAATCTATCTTTTTTATCACAATAGCGGTACAAGAAGTAGAATTATACGCATTACAAAAAGTGGTGCAGCAGATTTATTCTTTAATGATACATTTACTACAAGTGGATTAAATTGGAACGCTAACCTTTATATTTCGGCAAGGCTTTCGGGTAACAATCTAATTTTTACAGACCCCGTAAATGGAACAAGATTTTTAGACGTTACAAAGTCATACACAACCGCATCGGTAACAAAAGACGAAATGTCTTTTATACGAGTGCCTTTTGCTTCTCCATTGTCTTGCAGTAGAGTAAGTAATCCCACTATTTTTAATTATACCATTCAATTAGGTACATTTCAAATGTGCGTAAGAATGAAAGATGTTTGGGGCTTTGAAACGGTATTATCTCCTTTAAGCGAAACGCAATACCCCGAAAGACAATCAAACATTGATGCACTACCATCTGCGGGCAATACAATTAAAGCAGACCTAAACTTTAGTATGAAAATCCCTTCTTATTGGGATAACATAGATTTTATTGTTAGGAATGTTGCAGACAATACTTTTTTTGTTTACAAGACATTTAATAAAGCTATTGCAGCAGACGTTACTGCGGTAGCAAATCATAATAGTGGCACAACAGCCCTTTCAGCAACATACGATGGCGTAACGCTATATGCCGTTGATACTATTAGTAGCTCAAAACAATTTGAGTCAATGCCCATTACTTCTGAACATTTAGAAATAATGGAGAATAGATTGTTGTTGGCTAACAATGTTAATGGATACGATACGCCAACAATATTGCCAACAAACCTAAACATATACCAAGAAACTATCAATACGGTAATGCCTGCATCTACACCCGTTAAAGTGTATATGATTACAACTAAAAACTATGATTTAACAGAAGATGATTACCCTATTTATGCAGGATTGTTTATTTCTTATGAAGGGAAAGTATGGGCTTTGCCAAAAGAATATTCTGTTTTAAGATTTAATGGAGAATTTATTTTAAAAGCAAGCGATTTGGATGGAGCAACATATCCTTATTATCCGCCACAAACGGTAAGTAAAAAAAGCTTGGTAAAATGTACTCAATTTTTTGATGGAACTCACGCTGGCAGTTTTTCAAACCCATTCCCTTATTTAGAGTCGGTGTCTAATGCTGCAAATAATGGCTTTCATCTTTTTGATGCTCCAGGAGTTGTTCCCACAAGAACATACACAAGATTTTTGGCAAGATTTGTTTGGGAGTTACACGAACTTGGCGAAAACCCAAGCGGTAATTGGGGTACAACTTTTCTTGCAGCAAGCTATAATGGCATTTCTCGATTTAACGATTTTTCCATTTATGTAATGGATGAACCCGATGAAACTGCGGGAGTAAAAGGTAGAGCATTTTTGCCTGTATCTAATTATAATCTTGGAATACGATATTACGATTACGCATTAAGGAGTAGTGGTGATGCTAAAATAAGCAATATAAAAATACCCGAATATAATCCTTTTCAAAGACAATTAACAGAAGCAATTGGCATAGACATAACGGGAGTAAACCCTGCACCATCTTGGGCTAAATACTTTGCTATTACTTTATCAAAAAATAGCGCAAGCCAAAACTTTATAAACTTTACGCCTACTATTATAAAAATAGCAAGAAAAACATCAGACGGTATAAAGTATGTACGTTCAGATTGGTTTAATAATGTTCAATCAGACGAATTGTATGGAGTTGCAATACCTTTAGATGCCTTAGAAGGGTACAAGCAAGGGTATTCGTATGCAGCAGGAGATTATGTTAGAATTGATAGTGCAATAGGTACGCCAATAGGCTATTCGGGAGCAACTTCTTATGTAGCAGCAGTAATTGATGTAATTGAAGGACACATTATTGTTAGTGCGCCAAACATTGAAAGCATATTGTTTTCTTTGGCAGGCAATTTTTCATCTCAATACGACAAAATAAGCTCTCCAAAATACGACCCTATATTGCTTGCCCCAGTATCGGCGGCAGACCCATTAATGACAGCAGAGTTTAGGCAATCATTATGTTATATTACAATTTACCAACAACCACAATCAGACAATAGCAATTATGAAGTAGCTGCATTAGGATATTGCAATGTCATTTCGGGAACAAACCAATTAGATAGATTTTATGTTGGAACAGGTAACGGAACAACATTTAAAATTTATGGAGATTGCCATACACAACAACGCATAAGCAATGTAGCCACATTTACGGGGCTTTCAAACACTCGAAATGAAGTAACAACAAACCCTTTATGGCTTGGAATGTATGGCAGAGTAAGCCCAGTTGATAACGTAGGTCAAACAAGGTCTATAAACGAAATTAGGTGGAGTAATACGGGCGACCCAAGTCAAAATTCAAACTTTAACGGAATGAATAAGTTTGACTTTTCGGATTACGAACTTACAAACTATACTTCGGGAGCAATCAATATGATACTTGGAGAATTAGGCGATTTGGGTAGAAGTGAAACCTTATTGATTATTTGTGCAAGCGGGGGTTATTCTACATTGATAAACCAAAGTTTGATACGAAACACCGATGGTAGTGGTCAATTGGTTGCTTCAAGTAAGTTTATAGATAACATTATTGAGATTAACGGAAATCCTGCAACAAGCAGCCCAAGAAGTTTTGCTATATCTCCAGACGGGGTATATTGGGCAGACGTTTTGAACAAACAAGTTGTAAGGTTTAATCAAGGTGCCGCACAACCCGTAAGCGATATTAAGGCAAAGAATTTGTTTTACAGACTATTTAAAGACTCTGAAACAAATGGCAACCAAGCAAAGATATATGGATGTTTTCACGCAATGGGCAACCAATATATTTTAGGTTACAAATCTCAATCAGAAGTTACTAAAGCAGTTTTGCCATCTACAACATTAGAGAACCCATTAAGCTTTTACTACCAAAAAAGTTACTCTTGGATATACAATGTAGAGAAGAAAAAATGGACTTCTATAATCCCTAAAATGCTTGAACCAATAGCTTTAAGCGAAAAGATTTGGGCTTGGGATAATGAAGCACAAACATTTGACGAGATACTTTCGCCCGCTACGGGAGTATTGCCCGACTATAATGGTATGGTTGTAATTCCTTTTAGCGACAACTACGATTATGTAAAGTCAGCACTTGCAATAAAATTAGATGCCTCTCGTGCTCCCGATGAAGTTTGGGTTCAATCAAACGTAAATACATTGTTCAATCAAGGCACAACAGCAGGCTCTACACAAGTAGCAACGGTTTCAGATTGGCAGTATCGTGAAGGAGATTGGTATTGTTCTATTTTAAGGAATAGACTTTCAAACATCACTACTCTAACACCAACAGAATTTCAAGCAAGGAATATAAACGGAACAAGACTAAAAGGAAAGACTATAAACGTCATTCTTATTTGGTATAGAACAAATGGACATTTCGCAGCTAATAGTTGTTCCTTAGCCTACGAATAGAGAAGCCCCTTCGGGGGTTTTTTTATTTATTAGAAATAATTTTTTTGGCAGTTCTTACAGCACTATTCATTAAGTGCTTTAGGTATAGCTTTTCATTGTCTGAAACGCCCTCAATAGCAAGAATACAATCGTCAGAATTTACCTCACAATAAAAAGATAAAGGGTAAAAATAGGTTGCTTTAAAATTACCAATGTTTTCTTCTATGCGCAATTTAAGACTTCCATTCTTACCCTTTAATATTTTAAATCCATCCAATGCTTCAAAGCAACACTCGTTGTCAATTGTTTTTATTTGAACAAGGCGGCACCTATCCCCCACTTTAACTATGTTGCCCGCCCAATCCTTAACAATTTCCATATTGTTTACTTTTAACAAAGGTAGTAATGTTTATTAAATAAAAATAGCCCCGTAGAAACGAAGGCTATTAAAAACAAAAAACAAATTATATCTTAGATATGAAAACTTGTGTAAAGGTAATAACAAAATTTAATTTTCCAAGTTAATTTTGAAAAAAAATATTTTTTTTATCGTTAAGGTATATTTTTAGGAACAATTATAGCTACTGCCGCAGATTGATTGTAACCAGCAGCCGTACTATTTGCTTGTGCTGCTGCCAATGTATCATACAATGGATATGTTAGGGTATATAATACGGGCGGTGCTCCAATGTTAAAAATAGGGGAATACTTTGTTGCATCTTCCGTTACCATTAACAAATCTAAAGGGTCATCTGTTTGACCATTTCTTCTGCCATCAACGGGATAATCTGCGGGCTGCCCATTAACCCAAACTTGCACAACTTTTGTTGGGTCTGTTGCTGCTGCGTTATACGCCCCGAACACGACAGGCAAATTGCTTCGTGTCCAAATGTTTTTTGCTCCCGCTAACGCTTGTGTTATATTAAACGCTGCTGTATATTGTGCCATACTATTTATATGTTTCTAAAAGAATTAATGATTCGGATATTCTGCTTATTCTAATGTCAAGCCTTGTTTTTTCTATTTTAAAAATATCTTTAGCTTCGTACTTGTATTTTTTATCTCCACAAGACCCGCTTTTAGCCCAAAATTCGTATGTTTCGTTACTCAATAAACATTCCCCTACATTTTCTAAAACAGACGCAAAATGAGCTTGTTTTTTAAGTGTTTGGTATATGTTTCTAATCTTGCTAAATAACTCTAATGTAATTTTATTTGCCTTAAACGCTTTGTTTGGGTCTTGCCAAATATTGTCAATTATGTCTTTTTCTTGTTGGTTAAACTTACTTACTATCAATCGTAAATAATCATACTCTACATTGCAAAAAGCAATATCAAAATCAAACTGCTCTTCTTCAACTAAGAAATGCTTTATTTTACTGTCTGCTTCGTCATCTATCGGCTCGTCATTGTCTTTTGGTAGCTTTGCAATATTTGATTTATACCCATCAACAACCATCTTTTGGTACTCTGTTTGATTGACAAACTTTGAAACATTACCATACAATGCCCACCTTCTAATCCAATCGGGGTGATAAACCGTATTCTCAAACGAAGCTAAATGCTCATTCATTCTTTTTTTAGCCCAATATCCACAATAGGTTACAAGCTTCTTACCACTATCTGCTTTATATCTACTCAAACCTTCTTTAAAACCCAAAAATCCTTCTTGCTCCAAATCTTCTATTTCAATGATTGAGTGCAAAAAGGATGTTTGTTTTAAGGCAAGTTGCTTTGCTATTGTCTTAATATATGGCTTATTCTGTAAAGCTATTTCATCAAGGTATTGCGTGTCGTTGTTTAACGTATATTGTTCAAATATACATTCGTTTGACATTGCTTTATTTACCTTTTGTGCCATTTATTTTTAAAGAACAAAGATAATGAAAAATGTTACATTATCTTTATTAATAAAAAATGACATTATTTTAAAAAGCCACCAACGCCAGTACCAATTGCTCCAACTCCACCTGCAACATTCTTGATGGCATCTGCTTTTCTTGCTTCTGCTGCACCCAATCTGCCCAATTTGTAGTTAAACATTTGATTTGCAATAGCGTTTTTACTATTAAATACATTTTGCTCTTCCGCAGTCATACCTTGCAATGCTCTTGACAAAGCACCTCTGTTAGCCATAGCATATTGTGTTTGCTGTGCTGCTATTGAAGGGGCTTGGCTTGCTGCAATGTTTTGACCTGTTATTGCTGCGTTAATTGCTTCTGCACCACTCATTGCGTTTCTTTGACCCATAGCTGCTGTATTTGCTGCTCCTTGTTGCAATTTATTGTATTGCATCATAATTGAAGGGTCAATAGCATTAGCTTGTGATTGTGCGTTTGCTAAGTCAGTCTTTGCGTATTGAGAAGCAGCGTATTGTGGTAGTCCCGCAAGTGCTTGCTCGCTTTCTTTTAAGTATTTTTTACGCTCTTTACCCGCTTTTATCCAATCAACCACACCGACAACGCCTTGTATGGCACCACCTGCTATCCCACCAATACCACTCATACCACTCGCAGAGGATTTTGGAGCAACAACCTCTGCGGCTCCCGATGGCTGCCCATAAAATTGAGGCATTTGGTTTGCATACCCACTCATCGTGTTGTATGGGTTATAAAATTCTTGTCCGTAAACTGCCATTGTAAATAGTTTTATCTAATAAAATATACGATATTATGGATTATACCTAAACCCGTAATTCGACTTTCTTTTTCTAACTTTTGGTGGCTTTGGGGCTTTCTTTTCTTCTACGTTAAATCCTTTACCAAAAAACGCTCCAAATAAACCAATTCCATCTAAAATTGTAGGGTCTTGCTCGTAAGCGTTATTTACCATTTGAAAGAAAATTGGACTTGATAACTTTTTAAGTTCTTCTTCCGTGTCCCAAACTTGACCATAATCGTCATATTTTTCCGAGCCAACTTTTCTTGATTGAGCATCCAAATATCCCGTAGCAAACCCCAACGCAGGATTAAGTTTATTTTTAGGGATATTCATAATTATATCATACTTTGAAGGGCTGCCTTTAACGCCAACGTCTTTTATAACACCTTCTCTATTTTTGAACTCTTTTTGCCCAAACAATCGGTCATACAATACAATATATCTTTGCGCACCATTAAAGAAATCAACCGTTCTTCCATTGGGAAATACTATTTTACCAAAATTTGAGCTTGCAGGGTTAAATTCAACTCCCGTTCCGTCATCATTCTCGTCTGTTCTTCCCATTCTTATGTAAGCAATTATTGTTGCAGATAAACCCGCACTTAATAATACCGACATATATCTTAACTGATGCTTAAAGGCTTCTCTTTTTGCAATATTTGACGGGTCTTTCATACTTGCAATGTAAGCCAAACCTAAAGGGCTTGTCCCCAATTGCAGTTCAGTCATAAACATTTTTGGGGAGAAGAAGAATTTAGATAAAACTTCTGCATTTTTTTGAAAAGCTTCTATTCCACTACCACCCCTGCCCGTTGCAGAGTTGATGTAGTTTGCAGCAGATTTGTAGTCTTGCTTGTTTTTTTCAAAAGACAGCCCTTCTTGTTTGAAAACTGCAACCATATCAGACATAGCGGCGTATCTTAAAGTGTTTAAGTAACCACTTGCTGCACGTTCAAATTTTACTAACGGATTGAATTTATCAATTTTTTCAATAAACCCTAAATCTTTGCCTGTTTTTAACTTGTACATTTTTTCGGCAACTACAAATGGTGAAGCTAAAAATCTCCAAAATATTTTACCAATGTTATTGTAAGCTATCTCTTCATTTGCTGCGGTTTTAAAACTTTGCTCTGTTAAATCAAGACCCGAACCTTTAATAATATGGTATTCGGGGTCGTTTTTAATTCGGCTTTCCATTTCTTGCGCAAACTCTCCAGACACCCAACTTTTAGCGGCATTTTTAAAAGCATCTTTTAATACGCTTGGGTTTTTGATAAGATATGAAGCAGTAAATCTTCTTCCTTGCATACCAACAAACGACCACTCGCCCGTTGCTAATGCAAGACGAGGAACGCTCCAAAGACCAACAGCAAGGTCTTTTACTTTAGCGGCACCACTCATAGATTGCTTTTCTGCTAAGTACAAAAGCTTTTGCTCTTCAAACTTTAATCTATCTACCTCCGAAAGGGCTTTTGTAAGTTCAGTTGTTAAAGGCAATACATTCTTTGGCTTTTTAGCATACTGACCACTTGCTTTTCTTTGCTCGTAGTATTCTTTACGTTTAGCAAGATTTTTAAATGTCTGCAATACTCTTTTAGCCTCTATTTTTCCAATTTCGGTTTTTAACCCTTCAAGGGTTTTAGCATTATTTTTATATCTTTCAATATCTGCCTCAATTTTAGAAGTGTCTTGACCTCTTTTTCTAACAACTTCTAAATCTGCTTGTGCGCCTTTTAACTTAAATTCGTTTGCGGCAATAGCACTATCTACCGCTTCAAGAGAGTAAGGTACTTTTTGTTCTTTTGGCTTTTGTTCACGAATTTGCTTTCTTAACTCTTGCGCTTCTGCATCAAGCTTATCAATTTCCGCATTAAAGGTTTTTTGCTTTTCTGGCTCAATCGTTTCTATTCCATCACGTTTATCACGCAATTTTTGTATTTGCTTTTCCTTAGCAATAAGCTTTGTTTCTAAAAGGTCTTTTTCAGTTGCCTTTCCTTTTGTAAGCCCTTGCAATTCTTTTTCTTTTGCTATTTCGTCAAGCAATAACAATTCCTTTTCAGTACGGGCAATTTTCTCTTTTGATGGTTTTCTTTCTCCAAATTTAAGATTATCAAGTCGTTTCTCTAAAACCTCAATTCTTCTTTCTTCATCTGTTTTAAGGTTTTTTTCAAACTCTTTTTTAGCCTCGTTAAGATTTTTTCTAACATCTTTTAATTCGTCTATTTTCTTTTGTACAGCATCAGAATATTCTTTTGATTGAGATTTTTGCGCTTCAAAATTTTGCTCTTGTATCTTTTTTTCTGTTTCTGCTATTTTAGAGTCAATTTCCACAATCTTTTTTGTTTCAGCTAATTTGGCTTTAGCTTCTTCAATTTTTTTGATTATTTCTTTTTCTCTTTGACTTCTATCAATAACCTCTTTTTCGGTTACTGGCTTTTCTTTTCCAATAGCATTTAATTCTTTTTGCAACTTTTCAACTCGCTTTTCTTCTGCGGTTTGCATTTCAGAACCTTCAAGTCGCAATGCTTTTTTTCTTGCTGCAATTTCATTTTGCAATGCCTCAATATCCATTTTTTCAGAAGTGGTATATTTAGGCTCCGCTTTTTCAACTTCTTCTTTTTCTTTGTAAAGGTTTTCAAGCTCTGTTTGCAAAGATTTTAGTTTACGCTCACCTTCTGTCATTGGTTTTTTACCAAAAACTTCATTATAAATCTTCCTTGTATCTTCAAGCTGTAATTCTAATTTTTCTATTTCTTCGCTTGTAAGTTTAGTTTTTTCGTTCTTAGTTATTTCTTTACCATCTTTAATAGCTAATTCTAAATCTTTTATTTTATTACTTAAAGTAGCCTCTTGTTTATCAAGTTTATTACGCAATTCATTATCCAAAGTAGGTAAATCAACTTCCATATTGTCTAATGCTTGACGCACATCCTTTACCATCTTGCGCTCTTTAGCTTTACGTATCTCTTCTGCTGCTTTTTCGGCAGGAGTTAATATTACAGGCAATATTCTTTTTTTAGGTCTAATGCCTTGTGCAATGTCCTCTAATTGAGATTTTGTTTTGAAAACATTTTTAATGAGCCTTATTTCTCTATCAATCTCATCGGCTGTTTTTGTTATTTCTTGACCATACTTTGACACCATATCTCTAACCTCTCTTTCTGATTTGTTAGGATAATGCTCCATAAGTTTTTCAAGCAATGCCTCTGGCGTATTAAAACCTTGCAATACATAATCTCTAATTAGAGAATTAGTAATAGGATTGCCTGTTTGACTATCTGTTTCTACGTTTTCCTCTAATTGCGAGGTAAAATAATCGCTAACCTTTTTCTTTTCTTCCTCTGTTAGTTTCTTTTTTATACCACCCTCAATAAGTTTATATATTTTAGCCATTGTATCCCCAATAGCTTCCCCAACCTTTACGCCTTGTGCTAAAAGTTTCACACTATCTGATATGATATGTGGAGGTATTGGTGTAGATAATACAAGTCCGCTATTTTCAGATTTTCTAATCTTTTCAGCCAATGCCATTAGCTTGTCTGACGTTCTGTTTCTTTGCTCTTTTGTTAGATTAGGCTTGCTTAATTTTTTAGCTTCTTGCTCTTGAATAGCTTTAATAGCCTTCATCATTTCATCTGATGGCTTCTGCGCTTCAAGTTCTTTTACTCTTTCAAGAGCTGTTTTTAATTCTGCATCAAGCTTTTCGTATTTTTCTTTTATGTCAATAGGAATAGCCTTACCCGCCGTTTCTTCCCAACGATTAATCTTGTCTTTAAGCGTAAGACCTAAATCGGGATTGTCAGCGTAAAACTTAGCCCAATAAGCATTACCAGAACCCGTTTTTGCTTGTAAGTAACCAATATAGCTAACCCATTCTGCTAAATCTTCTGTGGCTTTGCGAAGCTCTGATGCTGTTTTTGCTATTCTTACAGCTTCATCACGTCTTAGGTATTCCATACCCAATATAGCCGACCTTGCAGCACCATCAATCTCTCCTTCAATAGCCATTGACAAAGCAATATCGTAGCCGTACTTTTCAACTAAGTTATTTGCATTTACTTCTGCTGTTGCAAAGTCATCAACAACCCTTTCAAGACCTTGATTTGCAACTGCTACCTTAACAGCTTCTTCCGCCTTGCTTTCTATTACCCTATTAGCAAAAGTTTTGTCTACTTTTCCTTCTCCTTCAATCATTACTTCGTCAAGTCTTGCCTTTGGTATTTCTGCAAATGGAACGGGTTTAACCTCTTCCTTTTCGCCATACTCTTCTAAAAAGAAATTGTTTATCTCTTTCTCGTATTCAGTACGCTCTTTTGGGTCTTTAATACCATCAAGGAATTGTTTGATTGCCTTTTCAGCATCGCCAACAGCATCAATGATGTCTGCAATCTTTTCAAGGGCAATAGCAACTTGTTTTTTGCTTAATCCACCTTGTCTTTGTAAAGCATTTGGGTCGTCAAGGTCTTTTTGATGTTGTTCACGAAGTTTAGCTGCTGCATCACGAATGAATGATGATGCTTGTTCAAGTTTTGATTGTGGTTCAGCAGATTGTTCTAATGCAAAATCAATTTCTTTTTTAGTTAAGCCTAAGTTTTCAAGGTCTTTTTTTGCGGAATCCATTTCGGATTGAGCGTTTTTAATCTGTGCATCTTTCCTTTTTTTATTAATATAGTCAATGGTTACATTTTGACCATCTAATTCACTACCAACATACACTTTTTTATTGCCTGCTGACTTAATAGATTTTGATTCTATTTCTTCTTTTTGCTTTTTTGCGTTGTTGTATTGCTCAATTAGTTTTTCTTTGGCTTCGCTATATGTTTTTGCCCATTTTTTACTAAATGATGATTTTTGGTAAGCATCCTCTCTTTCTTGCTCTATAAGTTCTTGTTCAGATTTCTGCTTTTCACCTTTTGTTTCGGCTTCTTGTTCTGCAAATAACTTATCAAAATCAAAGCCTTCTCCAATCACTTCGGGCAATTCCATAGCAATTTGATTAGCGGTTACCTCGCTATCTTTTGCTGTTTGAATTTCACTTTTAATGTCTGAAATTTCAGTTTTTAACGCATCAACAACTTGCTTTTGCGCTTTATACACCTTTTCAGCATCAGAAACGCTTGTTTTAAACAACATTGAATCAGATGGCTTGCCACCAAATATGTCAAATTGATTTTCCTTGCCAACAACTTCTAATGATTGTTGTAGCTTAGATAGTTTAGCTTCCTCTTTTACAAGTTGCTTTTCTTTTTGGCTTAATTCGATTTCTTTCCCGCTTGCATCTTTTTCATTTGATACATTAGCTTTGCCTTCTCCGCTTGCGTTAATTTCGGCTTTTCTATTTTCGGTTTCTTTTGCATCTGTTACTATATTTAAGTGTTCAAGTTTTTCAATATTGCTCAATCCTTCGTACCAAGCATCATATTCTTCTGCTAAGGTAGCTTCGTTTTCGTTAATAAATTGAATATCCTTTTCTGTCAATTCTAATTGCATTGGAAATCCATCTTCTACAATTTTATCTAATTCAATAGAACCTCTTTTTGTAGAAGAGCCACCACCGCCTTGTATTGTAGGTATGGTTTTGCTTTCATACATTTCATTCAACTCCTTTATTAGCTTAATTGCAGGAATAGTCATTTTGCCTTTTTCAATATCGGCAACACCTTTTTCAACTTCTGCCCTTGTTAATGATGTAAATTCTGTTCTTTCAGCCATTACATCGCCTCCATAAAAAGCAATTCCTTTTTCAATAAGAAATTTTGCTCTTTCAACTTCAATATTGCTCGGCTTTGGCAATTCGCTTTTAACCGCAATGGCTTTTATGTCGCTACCTTTGCTGTTTAATACTTTTATACTGCCATCGCCTTTATTTTTAATCCCAACTTCATACCCAAGCTCGGTTGCCAACCCGTTAATTTGACGCATTAAAGTTTTGCCTTGTTCAGATGATTTTTTGCTTTTAGTTAAAGCATTGTAAGATTTTTTTATTGCCGCAAGTCTATTGTGTTTTACTTGCGTAATGCTTAAATCTTTTGGCGTTTCAACGACCGCTTCTTCATTTGGCTCTTCAATTGGTTTTTCTTCAACAACCTCCTCAACAACTTCAACTTCTTTTGCTGCCCTTTGACGCATTTTTTCAGCAACAGACATATCTTTTACGCCTTTCTCTCGTGCAGCAGCCTTCTCTTTTTCTAACAAAGGTGTAATTAGCTTATCGTATCTATTGTAAATTTCACCTAAAGCTTCTTTGTCGTTAGGGTCTGTTGCAGCTATTTCAGCTTTTTCTTCTGCTCTTAATTGTGCTACGGTTTTAGCCTCTGTTGGTGTTTGTTCTTTAGATAGTAGGGATTCTAAATTACCATTATTTATTTCATTTTTTACTCTATTTAATACCTTATCAGAAAACTCTTTTCTCCATTGATTAAATTCCGCAGCTGTTAAATCTCCATCATTATTAAGTTTAAATTGTCTTTTTACTTCTTTCTTTTCGTTTTCTGTTAACTTTATTTTGGTATCGTTTCCAATGCCAATTTTAGTAACATCACCAACAGAAGCATCTCTCCCGCTTACAGATACAGTTAATATCGCCTTTCTGTCAGATAAGCCCTTTTCAATATTTTCCAACGCTTTAGCCGTACTCTCTACATCTCTTAATGCAGGGTTGCTTTCAGATTGTGCTACGGTTTTAGCTATATTATTTTTTTTATCTTGTACAGGTTCAGTATATACTATTTTATCAACAAACTTATTATTTTCAAATGGAATATATTTGACATTTTTTACTTCTTTTAATTTATTATTTTCCATTTTAAATATATACCCATCCCCATCTTCGTGAAATGTTCCCTCTTTTAATCTATCTTGGTCAAAAGCTTCTTGTAAATCATACGGGCTTGAATGATATTCTATATTTTCACTTGTAACTTCTTTTGGTTTAGCAATATATTCCGCTTTTTTATATACAGAAATGTCTTCCGTTGGTTTTGGCTTATATCCATATCTACTATCTTTATCAAATATAAAGCCTTTTGATTCATACCATTTTTTTAACTCTTTATTAGTTAAGCCCTTTTCACTTTTTGTTCCCCTAACAGCTTGGTCAGAATCCACTATTAAAGAAATAGACATATTATTTTTATCTGCTTCTTCTATAATTTTATTTAACTCTTTAGTTGCTAACCCTTCTCCTCTTTTTGTATCATTCCCAATAAAGTCAAGCATAATATCCCCTTGCACTTGAATCCCATTTACATATCCGCCATCTTCATCGTTAGAAATAGTTACCTCAACACCTTCTTTGCTTACATAATTAGATACCTTTTTGCCATCTACGGTTTTTAATATTTTTGCAGAATTATTTATATTTTTAATAAATTGTGCTACGGTTTTAGCTTCTGCCTCAATAGGCTCTGCTTTTACGGCTTTATTTACTGCCGCTTCAATAATTGGCTCACTAAAAGTATCTTCTCCTTTAATGTCTTTAAGTCTTTCTGCTACTACTTGTGGCTCAACAAATGTTTGTAAACCTTCTTTTGCAGCCTCAACTAACCCTTCTGCTGCATCACCGCCATTTTCAATTACCTTGTCAAAAGCATCTGACATAGCATTAACGCCAATTACCTCGTTTTCGGGCAATCCTTCTGTAATAGGTGCTGTATCGCCAACCTTTGACTCAAAAGCTTCATTTGCTGCTTCTGTGTATGCTTCGTTGGTAATAGGCTTCATAAAGGTAATCGTACCACCACTTCTTTCAAAAGCACTTTTAACGATTTGGTTAGCAACAACTTTTTTACCATCAATAACATTACCTTCCGCATCTATTGTTGGCGGTGCAATATTGTTTTCTTCAACATTAGATAAGTCTAACTTGCCGCTTTCAATTTGCGATACAAGCTCTGCTATTTCGGGTTGCTTTGCAAAGTCATTTACATTAATCTCAACCGCCTCGTAAGGAGCATTAGCCATAATAGCTTCTCTTTGCCCTTCCTTAGCTTTACCATTTAGGCTATTAGCATCAACAAGGTCTGCCATTTCCCAACCTGCTACCAACTTGTTTTCAATGTTGTAGCCCGCTTCTAATCTTCTTGCTCTTTGCTCGGCATTTGTTTTTGTAGCTAACAAAGATATTCTACGACCTTTTGTAGAGGCTTCTTCTGTTTCGTACAGCTTGCCATCTTTATGTCGGTAAACGGTCTTTTCTACAATGTTTCCGTTTTTATCTGTTTCGTATATTGTTTTTGTTTCTACGCTTGCATTTAAGTTTTTTAACGCTTCTGCTGCTTGTTGTGATTTTGTTTTCTCAATAGCTATTTTAACTGCTATTTGAGGATTATATTTCGGAACTTGTTTTCCGTTTTTTTCAATTGTTTCGTTAAGTGTTTTTTGGTATTGCGGCTCAATGGTGGTTAAAAAGTCTTGAAATGTTTTTGCTTGCTCTTTAGTCATTCTGCCATTTGCAACGTCTTTTTGCACATCTAAACTTAATTGTTCGGGGTTTTTAAACGCCTCAACAATTCCGTTAAGTTGCATCTCGCTTTGCTTATACTTGCCTCGTGCCATTAATCCCATTACAAAACCCGCACCCGCATCTACCAATGCTTTTTTACCATTCTCTTTTATTAGCTCGCTAAAAGGTGTATTTTCTATTTTGATACCTTGCTCACGTTTTGCGTTATCATCTAATGTGTTTTCAATGCTTCTTAACAAAGTCATATCTCCACCAAAGTATGCTGCTTGCTTTAAGCTTGCTTTTAAGGTTTCTTTTTTAGAGCCCGTAGAGAATATTTTTTGAGTAATAGAAGCTTCGTGTGGTCGCAAAACGCCTGGCATTGCTAACAATAAGTTTGTTAGAGAAGTCATACCAAACGCTCTTCTGTTGGCTTGTTGCTCTGTAAAACCCATATCCAAATACTTTTGACGCTGCGCATCAAAACTTGAACTTCCCATAATAGCCCAATTGGTTGCAGCACCATCTAATACTTGCGCAACCATATTTGCAGGCTTTGATTGTAATACTTTTGCAGCCTCTAAAAGCGTTTTGTTTGCACCACTTGTAGTTATTGCCGCTTCTGCCGACAATCCTTTTGCTATTGCAGACTCGCCTCTTGTACCTAAAGACAATAAGTTTTTAGCTTTACCAAATATAGATACAGGCTTTACTACGGACATTGGTGCTCCTATTGCCGCAACAATACTTGTAACATCAGACAAGCCCTGTGTAAGACCGCTTGCTTTTTCAGATTGCACTTGTGGAATATAACCACTTGACATTTTTTGAGCTTTTGCGTTTGCTGCTGCAAAGTTATCAAGTATAGTTAATTCCCCTCTACCATCTAATATTTGCTCCATACTTCTTCTTGTTGCGCCTATTAGCGATGCCCCAAATGCACCAACATCAGAAAATCCTTTTAGCCCCGCACCTAATGTTTTGGTAGTTACATATAATGGAGCATTATTTACTGCTGCCCAATCAGAAAATTGTTGCATTTTCTTTTGCAACTTAGTTGGGGCAAAAGCATATTCGTTAGCTTTATTGTCTAAAACTAATTGTGCCGCCTCTTTAAATTTAGCTTTATTGCCATTTGCAGCCTTAATAACATCTCTTTTAAATTCGGGAGTTTCTTGATACTCGTTTAATGAGCTTTCAATAGCAGTCATATCGCCGCCAAGTTTAGCTTTCATTAAACTTGCTCTTTGTGTGTTACCAAAAGAAAGGTCTTTTTTATTTATTGTAGCTTCAAAGTCATCTGTCGGGGTTTGTGCTGCCGCCTTAGATGCTTCAAATGTTTTTATTTTGTCGTCATTTTTACGCAAAACATCTGCATACACCATTTTCTCATTCGGAGAACCTTTTGGCAATTGCTTTTCTGCTTCTACGTCAAAAACGTCAATTTGTGGAGCTTGTGGTTGTGCAATAAAAGACTCTCTTACACTTTGAGCTTGTGGTAGATTTTGTCTAACCCTTTGCGCTTGTGCAGGGTCAAAGTTTTCTTGTGTTGGTAAATTTGCATCGTAAGGATTATAAAAACCGCCAACTTCTATCGGAGCAACTTGTTCTTTTGGTTGTTGTGGAGGAATAAACTTTTCCAACATTCTTACCGTTCCCGCAGCTACATTAGGGTCGCCTAATGATGGCATTATTGCAGGCTGCTCGGGCAACTTCTTTATAGTTTCTTGTCTTGCTACAATACCCGACTCCATTGGGTCTGTAACAACCTTTTTATTTGCTAACCCCCTTGCCACTTCCGCCAATGTCTTGGGTGCTACCACTTGCTGCTTAGGCACAAACAAATCTACCATTTCTGTTGTAGATTTAAATGGCTGTGGCTTCTCAACCTTAGCTACTTCAACCTTAGGTGCTGCTTGTGCTTTTGGTTGAGCACTTGGCTGCACGCTTGGCATCGTACTTATTTTTACTTGTGCTAACGATATAATATCATCATCACTTAAATATGGTCTTTGCTCCCTAATACTATTTTGAACAATTTGAGCGTATGTAGCATCGTCTTGGTTTGATTGGCGTTGTGGTATAGTTAGCTTTGGCATATTAGTTTTCTTCTGATTGTGCGTTTATTGACTGATTCACTATTGGCTCTAAAACGGTTTCTTTTATTTTTTGCGGAGTACCTTTCATTTGGTCTTCAATGTAAAGTATTTCGTTTGCGTTTTTCTTGACTGGAACAGCTCTTGAAGGTATTGTTTTGCCTGTTTTATCGTCTATTTCTTCCTCATACAATCTAACCATTTTTAAGTCGTCTGCATTTTCATCATACGCACCATATAGTTTGTATTTTTTCATTGAGTTATAATCCATAAAATAACCTTTATTTGCAGCACTTAAATCTACAAATTTAATCATTTTTTGTATTTCAGATACAGGTATATTGCCTTTTTCATTTTTTAATTTAGACAATTCTTTTCTTGTATCTTTATCAAGGCTGTTTTTTATGGATGTCCATACCTTTTCACTAAACTGCGCAGGGTATCTATTTATTAAATCGGCTTTTGCATCTGTTGATTGGAAGTTGCCACTTTCATCCTTTATTGTACCAACAACCATTTTATGCCAAATTCCCGTTGGTGTAAAAGGCTCTTCTTTCATTTTTCTTTCGTGCAAATCCCTATTTCTTAAATTTGCTTCTCTTTGCATTTTTAATTGCTCGTTTGCTCTTGCATTTTGCAATGCTCTGTTCTTTTCTTGATTAATAATCTTTTGTGCTTCATAATCTCTATCAACTTTAGTTGATTCGCCACTTGCATACCTTTTTGTCAATTCTGTCATTGCAATAGTTTTAACAAGGCTTTCGGGAGCGTCATCAAAAGCGGGGTTTTGCTCTTTTAAAGTTTTTACTAATCTTTTTTGAGCTATTTTAAACTTAGGGTCATTTTCAAATGGATTTTTAACACCCTCTGGGAATGTTTCGTATGTTTTATTTCCTACTAAAATAGGTGTTGTATTAAATTCTACTGCGGTTGCATCGGCATTTAACCTTTGAAATTCGGGTATAGCTTTATATTTAAGGTCTACTCGACCAAGTTTATCGGTAGCTTGTTTGCTTTGTTCGGAAGGCTGCAATTGGTCTTTGTACATCTTATACATAAGCGGGCTTAAAGCCTCATCGCTGGTGTATCTTTCTTGAACATCAATATTAGCCAAATCTAAATTTGGATTTGACAATGCCGCCATATTAAGCATTTGTCTTGGCTGCCCTTTCTCGTCATACATTAGGTCTTTTGTAAAGTCTTGTCTGTATTGAGATAAATTTAAGTATGGTGATGCTTTCCCTGTCAAGGCTTCTCTTGCCTTTAATTCATTAAACGCTGCTACCGCTATTTCCTTATTAGCAATAACAGGCAAAATTGTTTGACGGGCATTTTCTTCCTTTTGCTGTCTTGACGCTCGTGGATTAGCCTTATTAAACTCCGCTATTTTGTTCATAGCTTGATTAGTTTGCTCAATAATCACTTCGTCTGCGGGTGTTCCCGAAGCGGCAACTCGGTCTAACAAGTCTTTATTAAAGTCTTGTGTTAGCTTTGCATCTTGCAACTCACGAGAGGCTCTTTGTGCTTGTTGCTGTGCAGCTAATTGCGTGTAAAACTGCGTAGTTTGATTTAAGGCGTCTGCTCTTGGAGCAAAAGCCATATTGGCGATTTCTGTTGGCGATATCATTTCTATTGTTTATTTAAAAAAGGCGAACAAAGACAATCTTTGCCCTCATTCGCCCTTTGGTAATCATATTTATTAAGGCTTATTCTCCTTCTTTTTTAGTAGATTTTGTCGCTTTCTTTTGCGTTAGCTCAATTTCTTTTTTCAAAGATTGAACCGTCAAATCTCCTTGTACTTCTACTCGTGCAAATCTAACAAATTCTCTTGGGATAACTATATCATCATTTTCAGAAAGTTCAAATATTTTTATATCGCCTTTCTTCCAACGCAACACTCCCTCTTTATTATAAACTATTCCCAAAGATAAACACTTTTTGATTAAAGCCGTTAATGCTTTATCCTCATCGTTTACTTTGTTCATATAATCTTTCGGATTTTGTTCAGCACGTTTAGCAACTTCGTTACGAACAACTTTCAAATTGTTTGTATCGTTAATTCCTAACACTAATGCCACTTCGATAAGTTCAGAGTCTTTAAGGTTCATTGCGTGGGCAATGGCACCAAACTTAGCATCACGTTCTGCAACTTCTCTTTCAGCATCGGCTTGCATATCGTGTAATACATACTTAGGTGTAGCGTTTACAACAGCATATTCGTTATCTTCTCTTTCAGAAGCTAACATCAAAAATGTGTAAATATCATCTCCTAATTCTGATTCGTTAATCACAACGCTATATGTGCCATTCGTTTTTGAAGGGCGACAATTTACTTTGTGAAAAGTCAATACGTCATCATAATCTCCCGTTTCTTTAATCAAAGCAATAGGGATTACTTGACCTGTTTTTGGATTAACAAAAGAACTTGAAGAAGGGAATGTAAACCATTCTACAAATCTTGTCTTTCCGCCTAAATCATCAAACTTTACGTTATTAAGATTAAAAATAACGGTTGTGCCTTGTGCAGGCAACTTCGGTAGTAATTCTGTTGGAATGTTGTTCCACTTTCCGACTTGTTTTAACATAGTTATTGTTGTTTAAATTAAAAATATAGTAAATAAGGGTGAAGCAATATACTCCACCCTTATTATTAATTAAGACAAGATATTATCCAAACGCAAGAACGCTTGTGGATTCAAAATTTCAAGACCAGCAGTAGTAGTCATTGTCATAGTGAGTACACGAGTTGTGCTTGTTGGGATTGGAGCTTGACCATCAGTTCTGATTTCTTCGGTCATACCATTTACAACACGGTTAGCACTTGAACCAGTTGGTTGTGCTTGGTATTTGTAAGACATAAACGGAGCAAAACCATTCTTAACGGTTTTAGCTTTACCAAGTGGCATAAAGTATGCTGCTTTAGCTTGTGGTAACAAAGTACCGCCAGAGCTCATAATTTGAGCATTGTCTAACAATCCTAAGTTGCTAATAGCAAATTTGAAACCACCATAAGTGAAGCTTGTACAATCAAGGTCAATTTCTTTACCTTGTACATTGATACGAGCAGAGTTTACAGCACCACTTGAAGGTAAGTTTTTCAATAAGTTAGAGAACTTAATGCTTACGGGTGTGCTACAACCAATCAAGTAATCGTATGTAGAACGATTAGCAACCAATTTAGTTACTACATCTTCAAGGTCAGCAAGAGCCAAAGTGCCAGAAGTAGCTGTTGCATCAGCAATACCGAATTGAGTAATGTATTGGTCAAGACCACGAGTGGTTTGGATACCATTACCATTAGACCCAGCCATTGTTGGAGAAGCATCGGTAAAACGAGTTGTACTTAAACGACCCAAGAACATTGATGCACTCATACCCAACATATGCTTATCACGCAAGCGGATAGATTCGTAAGGCAAGATTCTTTTTTGACCATTGATTTCAAACTCAACACCATTTTGCATTTCGATGTCGGTAGTTTGGATGCTATCACGCATAACTTGAACCACGTTTGATAATTTAGTCAAACCCCAACGGCGTTGAGAAGGACCAGCAGAACCAGACTCAAATGCGTTACCAATGATACTTGCAACTTGTGAAGCTGTAAGAACTGCATTAGAACCATCAACGGTTACTGCGGTAAAAGAGGTTGCAAGTGGAGTAGTCATTACACGAACCACGTTGTTTGATTGCAATTGAAGCAAATCACCAACGATAAGTTTACCTTGTGATGCTACGGGCAAACCTGTAACACTCAAAGAAGCTGTACCACTACCTGTAATAGTTGCACCTGTGAATGAAATTACATCACTTAATGCGTCATTCTGCCAAGAGTGGAAAATTGCGCTGTCAATTGAGTCTTCTTGTGGCTTGAAAATTGTCTTACCATCAAGGCTTGTAAGCAAAGACATAAACGAAGTGTCGTTTTGAATGTCTGTAATTGCTTGTCTGATTTCACGAATATCAAGCATCGGGTCGATTGCTGATACGTATCTTTTGTTAATTTGTCCTATTGTAGGCATTTTGATTAAGATTTAAAGGGGTTAAGAAAAATTAATTACGACTACTTGTGTGTCGCACGTTTGTTACTACATACTCCCCCGTTTTATTATTGTCTAAAGCATCGTTAGCTACCTTATCAAGACCTCTTAAAGAATCAAATCGCTCTTTTTCTTTTAAAGATTTACCATAGTTTATTGCATCTTGCAAGTGTTTGTCGGGGTCGTTAGCGATAGCTATTGTTTTCAACCACTTAGACATATTCAATTTGCCATCTGCGCCAAAAAATGGTGTAAGGAATTTATTGACATCAATCGTTTGTTCTTTTGCATTAAAGCCATCGGGTAAATCAACTTTGAAATCTCCAAACGAAACCACTTTAGTCCTCTCGACCTCTTGTAATTCGGGGCTTTTTTCTACATATTGCACAAACTCATTCCGTACTTGCTCCATTTGCTTTTGAGCTTCTATTTGTGCGGGGTCTACATCCAAAGATTTAGCTTCATATTTTGGTGGTGCGTATAATGCTTGTTCGGCTTTCAGTTCCTCTCGAACCTTATCCATCTTCATTTTTAGCATTTCCATTCCTATTTCTGCCTCTTCTTCGTCTGCGCTTGCAATATTGTATTCATCACGGATTCGCTCCGTTTCTTTTCTAATTGTTAGCTCTATCGCTTTTTTACTTGCGTTAGGATACTCTTTTTTTAGCTTGGTAGCAATGTCGTATTGTAGTAATTCTTCTACTGACATTTCATCATAATTAACTGCTGTTTTAGCTAAAAAGTCGTTTACCGAATTTGATTTTACCGCATCAATAAACTTTTCTAAATACTTTTTGTGCTGTTCGTCAGTCAATCCAAGCTTTTCAAATGGGTCGTAATCGACTTCAATTGGCTTTTCTTCAACTTTTACTTCTTCTACTTTGCTTTCTATTGGCTTCTCAACCTCAATAGGCTTTTCGGTTTCAATGGGTTTTTCAGTTTCTATTGGCTTTTCGTCAATAGGTTTTTCTTCGATTTTCTCGGTAGTTTCTTCGGGCTTGTAATCACTTGTTACAAAACTCATTGGGGCTACCATCTTAACTTCGCCATCAATTGTAGGCAAATCATCAAACACTTCTTCGTTGTGTTCGATTAAATCAAATTCTGACATATATTAATTGTGTTGTTCTAAACGAATATACGATATTGTTATTACATTGGGATGCCTTGCATACCAAGCTGATTAACCATACCTTCATTATTCATATTGTTCTCTTCCTCACCCATCTCTTCTTCTTCTTCGCCCATTTCTTCTTCTTCCATACCTTCCTCTTCGTTCATATTCTCTTCCTCATTTTCGTACTCTTCTTCGGGCATTGGCATACCGCCTTGATTAGGCATTGGCATTTCTTGATTTGGCATTTCGTTTTCCATTTCCGCTTCTTCGCCTTCTTCTGGTGGCAAGAAATTGAATTTTTGTAGCTTAATCTCGTTACCAAACGCTGTTTGAGGCTCAATTGTAGAGGTCTTGTTGTCTGCAACAATGTTCTCAACTATCTCTTTATCTTTAGGTGTTTCGGCAAGTTCAAGCTTTACAATGTTATCACGCTTGTTAGCTATATCTCTACCTTCTGCTTGTGCTTGTGCGCTTTCAACTCTACCTGTCGCATCAATACGCTTGCCTTCAAGTCTAATTTGCTCTATCGTTACATCTTTCTCTTTCTCTGCCATTATTCTTTGTAAATCGGCTTGCAACTGCAATTCAATCTGCATTTGTATCGTTTGCTGCTTGGCTTGTTCGGCTATCATTGCTGACTCTTGCTGAATTTTACCATTCATTTCTTGCATTTGCAAAGACTCTTTCTGCTTGCTTTCTTTATTCTTAGACACAGCATAGTTTAAATATGCTTGCTTCATTTTAAGGTTGTCGATATTGTCCAACATTAAAACATCGCTTATTGTAATTTCTCCGCTTTGCTGCGCTACTACCAATTGGTTTTGGAATGAAGCCACATCGTCTTGTGAAGGGTTTTCTTCAATAGAAACAGAATAAATATACTTGTGAATGTCTTTTATATTCTTTAGTAGCTTTATGCTTCCGCTCCCTAATGCGTGTACAAAATACTTGTCGTTGCCAAACTTTACAATGTCTTGCGCTCTAATAATAATACTTTCGGTAAGTTCTTTTATCAACCTACGCTGCATTTTAAATAAGTCAGACAATGCGTTGTTGGTACCCGAAGTTGCTGCTTTGGCTACTTCTGTAAGTGTACGGGCATTAGGCGTGCTACCATCTGTAAGTTCATTTAAGCCTAAGCTTTCACGCATCATTGTTTTGTTTTGGGTAATTAAAGTCCAAAACTCTTGAATTTCACTACCTACACCACCTTCTAATGTTTCAATGGCTCTTTGGATATTTCTACCATCAACACTTTGTTGGCGGGTCAATAAGATACCTCTTTCAAAGAACAAGTCTAATATATCCTTTGGGGTCATCTTGCCTTCTGCACCACCCGCACCTAAATCTACGGCTTCCAAAGCATCAAAGTTAATTTGATAGCCTTTAGGCACAACCGTATTCAATGCGTGTTGAAGTCTGTATGTAGCTAATTGTATGGCATCTGTGTAAGGTATCAATTCTTCAATACGGCTTGTTGCAACCATATCGTAAAAATCGCACGCTTGAATATGGTAACAACTTTTTACGCAAGCTTCGTTAGTTTGCTCACGCTTCATATTGCGCTTTTTACCAAAGTCATACAATATCTCTGTACCCACTACCCATTTAGCACAATAAATGTTCTCGATTATTTTTTCTTTGCTTGGGTTTTTTGCCTTTTTAGTAGGATTGCCTAAAGCATATATTTTTGTGCCGTTTTTAATATCCCTTTCTTCAAGTACAATTGTGTCTGTTGAACGTATCTCTATTTCAACTACATACACAATACCTCTGTTGTAAAATGTTTCTGATGAAGTACCCCAATCGCCGAAGTCCATTCCTAAACCCCATTGAACCATAGCGTTCATACCAATATTATAAATGGCATCAATGTCTTCTCTTGACACTTGACCATTGGTAACAGAAAGCAATTTAGAAACAGGCATACGCTTAATCTCGCCTATGTATTTCCAATCACTAAAGTCAGAACGTCTGCAATAGCTAATCAATAAATCTCTTGGGTCAACTCTTGTAATGCCAATTGTCTTATCGTCAATGGTTTCATCTTTAGCAATACATATACCGCAGTCAATGGAATCTTGCACAAATTCTCCCACTAAGTCATCATAATTGTTTGCGTTAAAAACCAATTCGGTAATTAATTCCGCATCCATTGAAGTAGCGTGGCGAAGACCTAACTCTTTTATTTGTAATTCTTGAAAGTCTTTTGCTTCATCGGGATATACTTTAAGGCTTGGCAATTCCAACATCTCTTGTTGTCCTTGCTGTGCTATGGCTTGGCGTGCCAATAGCTTTGCTTCTTGACGCAACATTTCCATCTCCATTTCATCCTTTGCCAAATCGTCAATAGGATTAATCTGAACATTATAAGGCAATTGCTCTACCAAGCTAACAATAATTCTCCTTAATTTCTTTATCTCTGGTCGTATGCTCCAATCAGTAACTAATAAAGTATTTTTAGGGTCATCTCCGTGATTGAAAATGGTTTTGTATTTTGCTACGGGCTGTCTGCCTAAAGCATACATTTTATTCTTTTCATAGTTATCCCTTGACCTAAAACCAATACTACCCGTAGGTAAATCGGCATAAGAAGATAAGGCAGCCTTACAATATTGTAACAACCACGCTTTTTTCGATTTTACTTTTGGGTCGTCTTTATCGCTTGGGAACGCTTGAAATGGTAGCATATATACACTTAATTATACTAAAATATACGATATTAATTCTTGTACCAACTTATTATTTGTTTAATGTTTGTGATTTTTGCTTTGTTTTGCAGCTTTTCCTCTTTGACTTTACAAAGCATCCTTGCATAACCAAAAGCCATCGCCACATCCGACTTGGTAGTATTGCCTACATCAAAGGCTTTCCACTCTTGTATTAGGTCTATAAAATTTACTTTATCGCAATAATTGTTAATGTATTGGTCGGTTATGTCCGCCAAATAACTATTTGATTGCGTAGATGCCGAAATACCTCTTTGGTTTTTAGATGGCAACAATGCAGAGTAGTGTTCTAATCCCTTTTTGTTTAAAAAGTATTGTAGTGCAGGTTTATTTACCTCGATTAACGCTTCGCAACCATAATACAATAAGCATTTTACCACATCCATATAAAAGTCTTCGGGATTTTCGGGTCTATTCTTATACAAACAAGCAACACCTTCGTCAAGCAAAGATGGGTGCATAGGCGATGTTTTTTTAATTACAACAATTGCACCCTTTGACATTACGCCCTCTTTTAATATATGGTCAAATGTATCGACACCCGCAGCAAACTCGGCATTATTTAGCGGCATCCTTGACCCAAATTTAATTATATGTGCATTTCGTATAGACTCATCGGGGTGGTATGCTACCTTAAATCTACCATTGGGGTTTTCAATAAACCTTACCTTACCAAACTCTTCATCATTCTCCCAATAAAAGTTGCCCGTTTCGTAAAGACCATCGTTAGTCCATTTCAATTCGTCTTCCCTTTTAGTAAGGATAATGGGGTTGAAGGCGCAATTCTCGCTATCTGATTGGAACGCTTCCTTAATTGTAGTAGGCATTTTACGGATTACTGATGCCAATGCTCGGCTATCATTTTCCTTAGCTTTCCTTTCAGAAAGTATCTTTTGCATACTTTGTTCTACAAGCGGGTTGCCATATTTATCTACATCTAAGCTTTCTTGCGCTGGCAAAAAGAACCTAAACATTCCCGTTCCCGTTTGTCTTTTATCTTCGGTAATGCTATGAACATCGCTGTTTTGCCACATCGTCATTAGCTTTTCTGCGGCACCGCCCATATCCTCAACCGTTGTTGTATGGATTGTTTTACCTATAATGCTACCATCAAAATCACGCAAACAGAACTGCACAATGTCCCATCGTTGGTTTATATCTACGTTTTGCGGCTTACCAACCTCGTCTGCAATATAAAAACCTAATCTGCTACCATCATAGGCTACGGCTAACGAAGGCTTAAAATCTACCTTGCTATCAAGTTCGTCATCTATCTCATCGCTCTTATTGCCTATAAATCTCAATTCTTTTTCGGGTACTTTACCATTTGTAGCTATATTACTTTTGGCTACTTGAAAAAAGTAAGGGAATTTTCTATAAGGGGCAATTACGTTTTTTCTAAATAAAGACTTGGCATCGTCATCAGTCTTTGATTGTATGCCACTATTAAAGCTTGCATTGCTTGATGTCATATCTAATGCAATAGCACCCGCCTTACTGGACTTACCCTGTCTTCTCATCGTAAGGTAAAGCATACCATAGCTATATGGACATTCCTTACAATACTGCCAAAAATAAAAGAATAGTTTGTCGGAATTTCTGTATTCGGGCAACTTACCCGTTTCCATATAGTAAACGCTTAGGTAGTACCAATAATGCCCCGTAATGTATGTTGGCTCATCATTGTTGTAAAACCAAAAGCCACCCAAGCGGTACCGCCAACAATCGTTAATAAACTTTGTAAGTTCGGAGTGTTGAAAATCGGGGTTCCCTTTTTTAAATTTATCTTCTTCGGCTTTCCATTGTTTATATAAAGCCCATCGTTTGTCTAACTCCCAATAGCAATCAGCAAAAATATTTGACCTTCTTGCCACGCCAATCTTTATTAGCTTTCCCGTTTCGTCTTGGATAAAACCTACGGGGGGTATAAAACATTCTACGGGCTTTTCATCGGGTACGGGTTTTATAAAAACACTACTCCCGTTTGGTATTGGTTTGTACATTATTTTCTTCTATTTTTTGCTATTGCCTCTGGGGTCAATGCTTGCTCACGCTCAATCTTCATTAAATCTTCATCGCCAACAAATATCTTCTTGTACAAATCTTCTCTAATTTGTATCATATCCTTCATATCGTCAATGTACTTTCGTTTTAATTGTACGGCTTTAAGCATTTTGTCGGCATCAAGCTCCTCTGTGTTCGCCAATTCTTCATTTGCTCGTGATGTAAACTCGTCAAATACGTTGTCGATTGTACAAAGCAATGTCCATTCTGTGTTGCGGTAAACCTTTTTTAGCAATTCAACTTCAAAATTTTTGTCTTTGTACCCTAAATAAGGCAAAAACATATAAACATATTCCCGCCTCTTCTCTAAAGTAGAAAATTCTTTAAGTATTGGGCTATTGGGGTCAAGTATTAATGCACAAGCCCTAACATAATTGTCGTAATGCAAATCTGTTACCCTGTCGCTAATAGCTATATCGTTAAGTATAGGGTACGCTTCTTTGTATGAGCCCTCAACAAATGGGCTAATTAGCATACCATTGCAGCTATTCTTATATCTTTCTTTCCAATTTCCTTTAGCCATTTATAAAATATGTTTTTACAGCGTTTGTAATTATTTCTTTAGCCTCTAAAATATCGTATTCGTGTGTTTGTTCGGCACTCTTTACTTTAATTTCTAAATCTCCCTTTGTCTTTGGGAGTCCAATAACGTGATAATCGCTAAGTTGCTCCTGCAATTTTACAACAAGCCTTTCGTATTCTTCAAAAGTATCTTGTATTGGGTAGTTAATCAGTAATATTGGCTTCGGCATCTTCCGTTTTTTTAAGTAAAATATAGCTCTTAGGTATAACAAGGTATTTCTCATTCCAATCAAACTCATATTCGCTTCGGTAAGGTTTCTCAAACATTACAATCTCTCCCTTTACCGCATCTAAATCTCCGCTTAAAAACTCTGCCTCACACCATTTGCTTTCCGCTTCAACTGCTAATGTAGGCAATATTAAACCACTTTCGGTTTTAGCCTCTGCAATAGCCTTCTCTTTAAGCAAACAATATTCGCCAATAGCTTTGTACCCATCTTCTTTTTTAACGGCTATAACAAGCGCATACGGCACGTCAAACACCTCTCTGCCATCGGGTAATGTTATCTCGTTCTCATATATCCTTGTTTCGCCAACAACCTTATATCTAAATGCCACTTGATAGCTTACAGCTACAATGTCGTCTTTCTCTATCCCCTCAATACCGCTTTCCTCAACTTTTGCCAATACGCTACTATGTTGTTCGGGGTTAAACGAAGGGTCAATGTAAATTTTCTGCCCATCGCCAATGTCATAGTTCTCTTTTAAGGCACCACCGCTTAAAAACTTAATAAATAATCTGTTGTTCAATAATTGCATAACCTATAAATGTTTAATAATCGTTGTGTTCAAAATCTGTTGCTTTATTTTGTTCTGATAAAAGTTTACAAATTTCTTCTGCTACCCTTTCGTAGTGAAATAAATAACCAAGTTCATTTGCATTGAGCATAATTTCTACAATTTTTTCTTCCACGAATTAAATTTTTAAAAAGTTATCAATAGTGTTTTCTATTTTATTTATGCAAGCTAATAATTCTTCCATTTAGTTTTCTTTTAAATCGTAGTAAAAAGAGTCTGTGTCTTCGGTTATCCATCTGTCTGATTGGTTTTCTACGGACAATAGCTCTGTATCTACCTTAAATTGCTTTAAATCTTCTGGCAATGCCTTCGTAACCCAATTGCTATCTTTCCAAAATATTCTATTGTTAGGTTGGCAAAGCAAATATCCATCATCAGCCTTAAATATATGCCCGCACTTATAATCTGATGGCTCATCGCTATATGGGTTATTGAACCAATCTACGGTAAATATATACGTTCCCCACACTTTACTACCATCCCTTAACACTATTTGTGCTCTATGCGATACCAAAAACTCGTATTCTATAACGGAAACATTCTCACTAAAGCAGTCCCATAATTGTTTAAAGTTAAAAGGAATATCATCTGTTGGTAGCTTTGTATATATTTCAGATATAGGTACTCTACTTCTAACCATACCATTGTCAGCCATAACGTGAAACGTAAGTATCTTTCCTGCACAAGACTGCAAGCCAAAAACATAAACGCTATAAAACTCATTAACATCATCATTGTTTTTAGTAAAGTAAGACTTCCTAACTAATGCTTTAAAAGAAGGTATGTTTGAATTTAGCTTCATAATTATTTCGAGCAGTCAATACGACCTTTTGTAAGTAAAAAACGTAGTTCTGATTGGGTCTTGCAAAAGTATTCAGAAAAAACAGCAGAATAATTAAAGCTTATTGCGCTTACAATGCCAAAACTATATTTTCCGTTATTATTAATTAATTCCATTTTATGCCCATTTTTATTAATTTGATACTCTTCAATATTATCGCAAGACCTTGTCTTTATAAACCCAAAGCTTTCAATAAACTCTTGGGTAACGCAAGTGCTTTTTGTTTTCCTTTTCCGTATATATGTTTTGTTCATAATAATTAAAAAAGCCCTCTTAAAAAATGTAGGCTCTGACCTCTACATAATTCAATCGGGCAATATCTTTATAAGCAGTCAGAGTGCTTTTGTATGACAAAGATAATACTTAATATCATTATTTCAAATTTATTAATTTTTTTATCTCTTTTATCAAATACTCCCGCCACACATTATCTGCAACATTCATATTCTTATGCCAGTTGTTCTCGTAAATAAACATAGCTATATCGCTTGCTAATGGATTGCCGAGCCATCTCTTCACTAAAGCACCATCATACCACACTTCCTTAATGCCTTTATTTACCACAAACACATACTTACACATTGTCGGTTATAATTAATGCGCTATCTAAATTATTAACCCTGCTCCCCTTAAAAAATAAATTATGGTCAAAATAAAACACATCGTCTATGTTCGTCTTAGCAAACACCTTAGCATCTATCAACTCCCTTACATAAGACCTATAAGAAGTCATACTCCTTACATCTGCCTTCTTCATAAACCGCTTTACATTAATTATAACATAGTTATCGCCATAACAGATATTCGCCATAGCATACCACAATAACTTTACACTACCACCACTCAATCCCATAATCATATCTACATTGTGGGCATTAGAAAAGAAACGTACATAAGGCTCCGACTCCCTATTAACAATAACATTATTTACAATAGCCCTCCTACTATGTACCATCTTACAAACACTCAAATTATTGACCCCTAACTCTTCTTCTAAATATCTACGTTTTGGCATATTTCCCACCTAAATCAGTTTTTTGACGCAACAAAAATACAACAAAAACCAATACCAACAACACTTATAACCTCTTTTTACAAACAAAAAAGTATTGTCATAACCCTTTTACTATCACGCAGTTCCTTTTTGCTACTAAAAAATCATACTCAAAGCCTTTACCACAAAGAGTCTTCACGCTTTTTTTACGCGTCAGAAATTTGACGTGGTTTACAGACAAGATAGAAGACAAACACAAAATGGGGAACACATAAGTGAGAGAGAGAGGTTTTTAGGAAACATATGAGTGGGAAAGTTAGGTAACCCCCCTCAATTCCACCCTATCCCCTCTCCACCGAATCCCGAATCCTTCCCCGAGTACCCTTGACTTCAAATTTAAACTTTTGCTTTCAATCCCTTGTTATCCCTTCACTCCTTCACGTGCTGAGTGTTTGTCCTTCCTTGTTGTTGTGCTACTTGTGCTCTCTCTACCTATATATATAGCACCTGTGTGCTTATGGTAATTTCATTAGGACCAAACGGGACCAACGTAACAGATAACCCGTAACGCTTTTACACTGCAAATCGTATCAAAGTGGGAAACATCTACCAAATTGAATAAGTTTTAGCCTATCAAGTGGGAAATTGTAGTGTGTTTTGGTAGTGAAAGTGGGAAAGAGAGGTAACCCCCTCCCCCTATTTCCCCTATTACCCTTTTACCCTTTCGCACCTCGTTTTGCCTTGTTCCTTATTATCAACACTTTGCGCAAATATCTTTATTGTAATGTCTTTTTGTTTGGTATTGTCTTTATATCTTTGCTGCCATTACATAAATACTTACCGATATGAAGCCAAAAGATAGGGGCGTTAATATACTATTGAGCATAG